GATCTTCTGAAGCTCTGGAGACACGGACCAGTTCGCGTTGGCGATGTTCTGCGTGTTCTTCAGCGCCTCCGATTGCGCAGGATTGTAGCCGCCGCTGTTGATGACCGACTGATACTGACCAGACGTTCCCTTGCCATAGGAATTGTTCGCGGTATTGATATTCAACGTGTCGAGCGCGTTCTGGGTATTCCAGTCGCGGTCTACGTAGGTCTTACCGGTGTAAACGCCCGAGCCTACGCCGCTGTTGTAGAGGTTTTGCGCGCCAGAAAGAGCTGTGCTGAGCGCTGGCTGCGCGGCTGCCCATGGGGCGCTGTTCGTGGTCGTGGTTTGCTTGCTGGAACCGGTCATATCAGGCTCACCTCATACGTGACACGTAGTTTCTTCGCGTCGGGGAAGAGCTTCGCCCAACCGTCTCGTCCTTCGGCAACGAAGCTCGTCGCGCCGCCTTCTCTCGCCATGTTCGCGATGAAATCCCTTGCCGCAGGCAGCCATTCGTCCACACCGTCTCCGACGATGCCGAGGCAGCGCATGACAGTTTTTGACACCCACTTCTGGAACTGCATGATCAAGATCGCCTTCGGCCCCCCGTCATTGAAGACGACCACGCAGAAAGCTTGCCCAGACCGGCACATCTGCCAAAGCTCGCCCGAGGAGATATCTCCTCCGGTGCGTTCACAGGCGGCTTGCAGGCGTGCGGAGAAGCGAGGCCAGACTTGATCGACCTCGGCGGCATTCGCTATGCCTATCTTCATCGGCCGAGCGGGAAATTGATGAGGTTGATGGCCGTTACGCAGACGCCGTTATTCCCTACAGCCTTGATCTTATCGCCCTCCATCAATCGGATGGGGATGTCAGAAACGATCAGCGTGCTGTTCGCCGGGACGCTATTTTCCCAGACCAGATAGTCCGTCGAGTTGGCAGTCTTGAACCAGTAAAGCTTGCAGACAACGGCCCCCGCTGTGTCGTTGGCGAAAGAGACTGAGGCCATCGTCAGGGAATTATCTGGCGCCGTTACGATGTCAGTCTTAGACGTTCCGGAGAGAACGACCGATTCCGGTTGGGCGACGTTGCCAATGTAGGTGCCTTGAACGCTCATTGCTCACCACTCCCCAGGCCATGAGCATTGACGGCGCTGGCGATCGACCAGACCGTCGCTTCCGCGATCACCAACTGGAACTTGTGCAGCCGACCGTCAGACCGGAAAGGAACCTCGCCTGCCCTGTTTGCCGTGTTCGCCGTTGACCACGTGATGCTGTCGCCGTGGTAGGCCTTGACGCCATCGGCAAGCGTGAAGCCAGAGATAGGCGCGTCCGTGATCACTCGCGCGCTGCTGACGAACGTCCTGGTGTTCTGGTCTATCTCGACCTCTGCCGTCTCGATTGTCGCTTGCAGGTCAGGGCCAGAGAAATAGGCAAGCTTGTTGTCGGTCGTGAACGTCGCGAATGTCGGCCGGCCACCGGAGAAAAGACGGCTGTCGAAGGGCTCGGAGACATCGGCAATCTTGGAATACAGGGTATCAAGCCCATCCCAGGACAACGCAGGCGTGGCAAGCGCCATCATCTCACCAACCGCGATGTCGGTCGTGCACCAGCGGTCAAGCTGCCAGTCGTAGCCGAGGCGATAGAAATTCCCATCCTTGGCGCGGTACTTCCACCACACGATCTTTTCGAACGGGTCAGCCGATCCCTGCACGTCCCCCAAGTATGTCTGGTCAACCTGCTCGAGGAACCAGCGGTCCACCCGTTCCGCCCCGATTGGCTGGCGATCGACACCGCCGAAGAACCCGTCTTCGGATAGATAGAAGAACCGGCTTGGCCCGATGGCTACGATTGATCGTGGCGCGAGCGTACCCTGCTTTGGGTTCAACACGGTCCTTGTGAACGTGAAACCGGACGAAGGAGCAAACGGGAAGAACTGCATGGCCGCGCGCTGGATGACGGTAAAGCCGCCCTGCTCCGCAAAGCCGCCCATGACCTCATCGCCCTCGGGCAATTCCTGAAAATCCGCGCCCCTCTGGCCGATGGTCCAGAATGTGATGTCGTTATTGCCAGACCAGCGAACGGTTTTTTGGCCGTTGGTGCTATCGAGATAGCCGAGCACGAGAAAATCACCCGCCACCCAGCTATATTTGGCCTTCGGAGGGCTGCCGGCCAGATCCGCGAAGTTTCCAGCCACCTCGATATCGTAAACCTGAATGGCATCGGAAATGTTATGGGCAACCAGCTTGTCACCGAAGCGGGTAAACGTCCAAGCATCCTGAAGCGGCACGTTATAGGGCGCCGAAGGGCCGGAAATGTCCGTCCATGTGTAATCGGTCGTGTTGAGCTTGTAGAGGCGCGTGGCCGTCCCGGCGATGATGGTGTAGGTTCCTGCCGCCGTTCTTACGTAGACCGCGCCACGGCATTCTGCAGGCAGGGCGGCAGAGATGACGGACAACCCCGGCATCGGCCCCCAGCCGTTGGCGACGGGTTGAGCGTTGACGACGTTGGCGCTGCTAGTGCCTTCGAATGGCGATTTGTCCGGCTCAAATGCCGGGAGCGGGATCATCATACCGACGAATCCGTGAAGCTGCTGTAGCGGTAGCGGCCGATCGTACCTAGGCCGGGGTCAACGGTGAGCTGCGAACGTTTTCTGCGGGCGTTGTCGCTAGCGACTTCTGCCGTGAACTCGTCGAGCATCTGCTTCCACAACGTGACAGACTGGTCTTTGACGTAGGCGCAACCCCAGACGATGGCGGCAGCCAGATAAAGATCCGGGTGATTGGTCAGGAATTCGTTGGTTGGCGCCAGATCCGACAGAGCAAAGCGGCCGAGATAGACGAAGCGGAGGGGATAGGCCGATATCATGGGCCTATCGAACGTGATCGTATCGCCTTCAATAGCCCAGATTGTCGGGCGCCCTTGGATCGCGGTCGTGGAATAGGTGCCGAGTGCACGAGGAACCACGAAATACTCGGACTCTCCCTCTGTGACGTAGAGGTTTTGCGGCTCCTGGACAGACAAGGCCGAGATATCGACCGTCTGGGCGCCCTGCACGCCGGTCAACAGCGCGGTCGTGCCGACAGGGCCAAGAAGGCGGTTCATGCGCGCCTCTGCAAGCGTGATGAAGTCCGCAGCGTTGCCCGTCAGGTCAGAGCGGGCCATCCAGTCGGTGATTGCCGCCTTCAGCTCGCTGTAATTAGATATGCTCATTCGAGCCCCCAGGCTGGCGCAGGAGAAATTCGTGGTAGTTCCCGCGATATGCGGTATCGCCTTGGTGATGATCGATGTTAAGGTCAGGAACGAGCCAGATTTCCCCGCCGATCGACAGCCAGTTCCGGCAAAAGGCGTAGTCTTCGCCATACCAGAGCCCGTCATGGGCTCCATGGTTGAATAGATCAACGGATTCGAAGCCGTCGCGGTCCTTGAACACGAGATGCGGGAAAGACTGCTTGAACCTCTCGACCGCAGCGCGGGTGATCTTCAGGAAACCAGCCGGGACGCGATCAGCCTTGATGCATCCGTCTTCGCGGACGATCGGGCGGTGATCATCTACGTCTACCAGCGCTCCCATGTATTCTTCTTCCGCCTTCTTGAAGCGGTACGTTCCTGCAACCACGTCGCCTTTTGTCTCGACGAGCTTCACGAGGTCGTCAGGGCGGAATGAAACGTCGTGATCAAGGAAAACGATTGCATCGGTGTCTGCATCGAACGCCTTGCGCAGGAGGGTTGCGCGGGCGCTGCTGATGTACGGGCAGCCAATTTCGGCCACCAGACTGTGTGCGATCCCGGCACGGTCAAGCGCCGGGACTGCTTCTTCGATTGCCTTCAGGAGAGCGTCATGGGGTCTCGTTAGGGTCGGAACCCCGATGACTATCTTCATGATCAGGCGGAGCCCTTCCACAGGCCGAGCGCCGTCATGGTCGCCATGATTTCCTGAATGGCAGCAGCCATGTTCGCCGTAAGCGACGTGGTTGCGGCAATCAGGCTGGATGCCTGCGCAGAGGATGCCCGCTGAACAACGGGGGTAGTGCCATAGAAACCGATCTTGTCGGTCGTAGTATTGCGGCCGAGGTTCGTTCCGTCAGGGGAACCGGCGCCGAGGAATTCAACTGCCATGTCCATGCTCCTTTCTTAGAGCCTCATCAGTTGAAGTGGAGACGGGTCGCCAACTGCGGGCGAAGCGTACGATATCCGTACAAAACATCGATACGGCAAGGGAGGTTGTCGTTGTTGATGTCATACTGGCGAACGATGCGCAGGGAGATGCCGTCCTGAACTTCGCGGCGAGCGAAATCGACGCCGTTCGGCATGACGAGATCGGCCGTTGCGAAGGTGAATGCGTCTTCCTGGTACAGCAGCGACGTGCTGTCGAAGCCCGACGCAGTGCCGGCGAAGACCATGGCCTTACCGGAACCAGCCGAGTTGATGACGACGTTCTGCTTGGCGCCCGAGGTGATCGGGGTCGGGGAAACGGTGATGTTGCCCGCACCGCCAGCGTTTGCCGCCGTAACGACGAACTGCTGGAGAACGCCGGTATCGACCTTCGTTTCCGGATGGACCGAGTTAACGCCGACGATGGTGAACACGTCACCCTTGACCATCGCGCCCGTACCGCCAGTGACGGCTACGGTAGCCGAACCGGAGGTGATGCCGGACGAGGTGTTGACGACGTAGTTCGCATCTTCTGCGCCGCGGGTGTTACCGGGCCAGAGGGTGTTTTCCACGAAGTCGAAGCCGGCTGCGCGGCCCATGTAGCCCTCACGGTACTGCTTGGACAGTTGAGCCTGGTCGTTGAACAGGGTCTTGGTGTCCTTGATGAGGTCCGCCATGTCCTGAGAGTTCAGGTTTGCAGTGCGGCTCGGCAGGGGCGCCAGGGCGTTGTTCATGAGAACGCGACCGGACAGGATGTTGTTGTACACGATCGCGGAACCGGGGGTCCAAATCGCGTTGTAGACATCCTTGTACATGTTCATGGCGTCGGCCTCGATGTTGGCAGCGAGAACCGCCATTGCAGGATCGAGGATGCGCTTGGAGAAGTCGTCGAGCGAAAGGGTGAGTTCCGCAGACGAGAAGTTGACGTCAACACCCTTCTGGGTGGCGACCTGCAGCGAGACGCTGTCTTCTGCAACGTCCTGAGTGGAGATCGTCTTGCCGGTACGAACCGTGTACTGGTTCGGCAGGCGGATCTTCAGGGTGTCACCGATCTTGGCGCCGGACTTGGCGAAGCTGTCGTCGTACTGACGGTTGATGGAACCGACGAAGTTCAGCTTCTGGTGAAGGATGCGGAGCGCTTCACGCGTCACAGCGGTAGGGGTGAGGATAGTGTTACTCATGGTCCAAACCTGTCCTTTTGGTTTGACAGATAGACCATTCGCCGTTACCTTACTGTTGGGTCAAACAGGAGGCCGCACTAATGCTAAGCACCACATACGAAGGTGTCGAATATCGTTTCTTCGACCACTTGTACGCCGTGTCTCGCGACGGCAAGTTTCTGAAAAGGCTAAAACCGTTCGAACCGCGCTTGCGACCTGACGGTTATCAGGAAGCTGGGCGGCGACGCTTGGTACACCGCATCGTCGCTACATGTTGGTGTGTTCGCCCCGATGAAGAAGCGGTCCACGTCCACCATATAAACGGCGACAAGTCCGACAATCGCGCCGAGAACCTAGAGTGGGTCTCGCCGAAAACTCACATAAGTGAGCGCCACGAAGGTCTCTCTCGCGGCCACAGCATGTCCGAGGACGGAAAGCAGCGACTGCGGGAACTTCGCAAGGGGTCGATAACGTCAGAAGAGACCAAGCGAAAGCAGCGCGAAGCTTCACTTAGACTTGGTGCAAAACCGCCGCCACGCCCCATTGGGACGAAGATGAGCGCCGAGGTGCGCGCATACATGAGCGCGCAGAGCCCAAACGCTATGACCTGCGAGATTGATGGCGTCCGTTACCACTCATTTGCCAAGGCCTCTGAGGCGATTGGCATTAAAGCGGGAACGATACGCAAACGGTGCCTTTCTGAAAACTTTCCCAATTATCGGTTGGGCGAAAGTCCTATCTAAGTTGGGGATCAGCCCTTTTTCGCCAGTTGCGCTTGGCGGCGCTTCAGCCACTCATCACCGGAAAGACGGTCATCGAGTCCCGAGGGAGGCGGGTTTGCTCGCGTCGTAACCTTCGTGAGGGGTTGGGCTGCCGGGGCGCTGGGCTTGGGGGCGGCTGTTTGCTTCTGGAGGGCAAGGTGGCCGATGTGGGCAAGATAGAGCGTGCGGTACACCTGCGGGGTGTACTGGTCGCGAAGGCTGTCGACAGTGAAGCCGAGATCCTTCGTTGCAAACTCGGTGATCTTGTTATCCAGTTCGGGCGTCCAGCCCTTGAGTTCCTTCTCCGCAAACGCGCGTGTTTCCCGGAGGCGATCTGCAGTTGCCTGTTTCGCCTTTTCGGACAAGTCGTTCTGCGTCTTGTCGAGGTATTGAGCGACCTGACCGCGCTGTTGCTGTAGCTGCTGGAACTGACGCCAGTGCGACATCGCCGCCATGGGGTCTTCGTTCTCAAGAGCTTGCCAGTTGACGTTCTCGTATTGCTTGAGCTGCGAATCGATGTGATGCGCGACTGCCCGAGCTTCGATGACCTCCTGAGAGGTCTGGTACGCAGCTTGAACTTCAGCCTGTCTGGCTTCGATCGCCTTGCGCTGTTCCGCAACTTCCTGGGTCTTGCGGGTATAGTCTGCAGTCCGGAGGAGAGCGTCTTTCAGCTCCGGAGGCAGCTTGTAGGCCTTTCCTTCGTATTCAACGTCGGCAAGCTCCGGTTCGGCTAGTTCGCCTTCCCCTTCGCCCTCTTCGCCTTCTACGACCTCGTTGTCATTCTCCAGTTCGACTTCCTGAGTCTCGCCGGCATTTGCTGCATTCTGCTGCTGCTCTCCGCCTGCAGGCATAGCCTGTGCATCGGCAACAGCCGTTAAAGCCTCTTGCATTGAGGTCCACTCCGTTTCGGGTTGGTGGGTAGGAAAGAGCGCCGCTTACCCTTGGCGCGCGGGAAGGAAATTCCGACCGACTGGCGACGGCTGCTCGTCGAGCTTGGCCATCTGTCCGGCTGCGGAAACTGCTGTCTTGGCTTGATCGTTCTGGATGTCGCCTACAACCTTCATGCGGTTCGTCTCGGCGTTGAACTGATCGATGGACTTGTCGGCCTCGAGGGCCTGAACCTTCTGCGTCAGTTCCTGAATGGCCTGCTGGCCCTGCTGGATCATCTGCTGGACTTCAGGCGGGATGCCCTGATCCTTCAGCGCTGGGTTGATCTTCTTCAGGCGCTCGGCAATCTCATCGGCTCCCGGCCAATCGAGGTTCATCGCCAGAAGGTCGCCAATGACAGGCGCAGCGGCCGGGAAGGCCCTGACGAACTCCGTCATTTGCATTGCTGCCTCTTCGCGGCGTGTCGTGAAGCTCGGACCCGTCGTCACAGTCAGGTCGTACTTGCCGACCGTGAGGTCATGCATTGCCATGATGGCTTGGCCGTACTCGTCCACCTGCGGCTTGCCGTCTGGACCCATAACAGGCTGAGGTTGGCCGCTGTTGACCTGTACTGAACGAGGCGAACCATCCTCACCGAGAACGCGAATGACGCGCTCTGCGTTGTAGACCTTCGGAATGAGGTCAATCAGGATGCGGCCGGTATGACGGATGGCGCGGGCAAGGTTGTCGATGAAGTGGAACGTTGCCACGTCCCCTTCTCGCTGGCGTGCCATGATGGCCTTGCCTGATGTCTCGTTCGATCGAGCTCCAAGGGACGCGTCATAAATGCCGATAATGGCCTTCATGTCGTCCGAGGCGTTCAGGGCCTCTTGCAGGGCGCCTGCGGCCGGACCAACGTCGAGAGGCTGACGAATAGGCTGTTCAGTGTCGAACTCAAGGAACGAATGGCTAGTCGTGTTCGCCGTTGCCCAACGATCCACGTCGCTGTCGAACGTTCCCTTGCGACCGATCCACGGCACACGAGGCGCGAGTGCCACAAGCTCGGTCGAGGTCGTGCGCCAGTAGTTGAACATCCGCTGCGCATCTTTGGCGCTGTGGATCAGGCTCTGGAAATAGCGCTTGCCTTCCACCACGATCTCATCGCCGTAAACCGGGACGATCGGGATATAGCAGCCTGGCCAATCGTTCTTCTCCAGCACATCTGCGCCGCTCATGATGATCTGTGTCACCTTGTGCGAGCGCGTCTTGCGCGTGCCGACCACCTGAAGCGTTCCGGCCTCGAGCAGGGCTTGCAGGTCCATGTCCTGCGCCAGATCCTCGGCAGCATAGACGTGGCCATTCGAAAGCTTGACGATCTCCTTCTCGATCGGCTCGCGCTTCCACCATTCGGCAACCATGACGGTTTCGTCTTCGATCCAGACGCCAGCGTTGGCCCATGCATCGCTTTCGAAGTCGGTATCGACAGTATCGCCGTCCGCGTTCTTCTTGCTTCCGTACTTGGCCTTGAACTCCGCCTTGCGCATCGGCTCGACGACGAACGCCACATTCCAGTCCGAGGAATCGGCGCACATGCTGTCCGGATCGCCGTAGACCGAGAACTGATTGGCCACGCGTTCAATGGACAGATCCATCTCAAACGTGTCTTCGTAGGCGTAATCCATGCCGACGCGCCAATAGCCGAAGCCTCCCGACACGCTGGCCTCGATCGCCGTGTCATAGGCCACATCAGCATTCGACGTGTATTCGATGTTGCGGATCAGCCCGTTGATGACTTCCGCCGTCTTCGGATCTGCGTTGCTATCGACAGGGTGAACCTTGATCGACGGCTTGTTCTGACGGCTGTCGTTGACGACCTGACGAATGAATGCAGGCATCTTGTTGATGGTCAGGCATGGGCGCTGCTCATTACGGCGCTGCTGCTCGATCGTGCGGGGCCATTGCTCACCGAGGCGAGAGAACCGGATGTCATCTAGCGCGGCTTGACGGTTGTCCGACTCTGCGTCATGGCAGCGTTCGAACGCAGTGCGGCCTTGGGCGAGAAGATCGTCTTTGTCGGCGCTCTTGTTTTCGTCAGCCATCAACCCATCCAGCCGCCAGCACCTGCGTGCCTCGGGTCTTTCTTTCGTGGTGCATGCGGTTCTTCGTAGACGACACAGCCAAGGCCGAAGGAGTCGGCCCCGTGCGAGGCCCAATCATGCTCAGGCCCAAGCCCAATGCCGCGAGCGTCGTCTTTCTTCTCGTGATACCAACCGAGAGCGCCGCGACCGCCTTCGGTCGTTGCCTCGTTGAACCACATGTTCGGGAACAGTCGTCTTGCTGCCTCGATGCGGGCAGATGCAGCGCCCTTCCCCTGATTGGGGACGACCGTCACACGATAGCCAGCGTCACGGAGCGCGCTTTCGTAAGAAACGTCGTAAACCTTGTCGTTGGTCGAGCCATCGTGCGGGAGCCAGAACTGCGCCCGCTCTGGCGTGTAGCCTTTTGACCTGCACCAGTTGAGATGCGAGGCCAGCGGCTGGCCAACCGCCTCGTAGTAGTCGAGCCACCGGATCTCCTTGCCGATGAATTGGCATGCCCAGATCGTGAAGGCGTCAGCTCGTGCGCCAGTGCCGCCGATGTCACATACGAGCCGTATCGTCATGAGAGGGTCAGCGGCTACGCGACCAATACGGCCCTCTGCCTTGGCGTTTGTCAGCGCGCTTGCATAGTAGGCACCTTCAACGACCGTCACGAAATCGCCTTCCCAGATGTGGTCGTAACTGTCCGGACGGTTATCTTTGTCTTCGAGGCGCTTGCGGTTAAGGATTGCCGGGAACCATGGGTTATCCCGCCAGTTCATCTCAGCCACTCTCATGCGAGGCGACTTTGCTTCACGAAACCGCTTGTGCGTGGCGCTCGTCCTGCGCTCTGGGTTCCACGTCACCCACAGTTCGCTGTCTTCCTCACGAAGTGTCGGGATTAGCTTCTGCCAAGCTTCCTCGGTGACGGGCTCAGCTTCATCTACCCAACAGAGGAGAATGCGGCTCTTCGACTTGATGCTGTCTACGTTGCGATCGAGACCGGAGAACTTGTAGGAGATGCGCCCATCCTTGGTGCGGACGAACTTCTCTCCGATCTCGTAATGCTCTTCCAGCCAAGGCTCTGAACGAATGGCTGCCTTGATTTCCTCGAGTGAGGAATCATCAAGCGAGTTCATGAACTGTCGGCCGCAGAGAATAATCCCTTCTCGGCCTGCCGCGCTCCACATGTAGCCGCGAACCGCTGTCATCTTGGCGAAGCTGCGGGTCTTGCTCGATCCGCGACCGCCATATGATGCTCTAACGTCAGCCTCGCCCGAGAAAACCGGGATCAGCTTCGGCGGCAGTTCAATCCTGGCTGTTGTCATGCGATGGAGCGACAAGCTCGACGCGGGTCACAGTCTGCAATGGCTTGTCCCCGCCTTCGATCGTCGTCGTGTTCAGGTCGGGGAGAACTTTGCGGAGAAGAGCAATGCCAGCACTGACTTGCGTGGCACTCATTTCCCGCTTGCCGTCAACGTGCTCAAGCAAGGCGTTGAGAATGTTGCTGTTCTGGATTTTAACCCGATGAGTATCCGACATGCGGAAACCTGCGGTTCTGCCTCTAGCGGCCATGCCCTCCACTCCCTTTCAGGTTGGTGGAATAATTTTCTTTCCGCCTTCGGGCGGGTTGTCATTTGGCGATACGAATTTTCTACGAAACGACCGTGTAAAGCTGCCCGAGACACGTAAGCGATCCCCTGATCGCCTCTACTCGTGCTTCTGCGTCTTCAAGCGAGTATGCCCAGAGGCGAAGGGACCAGCATGCGCTGTCTGTCCTGTAATCGCAGAGGAATTCGAACATTGGCCGGCCGAATTGGTCGGTTCTGACGTGCTCAACGTCTGGAGCGGATCGCTTGTCTCGCTCTGCGTTGAAGTCGATGATCATCTACTAGACACCCAGCAGTGTTTGCATATCTGCGGGGCTTGGCATGAGGAGAGGGAAAGGAGGAGTAGAAACAGCAAGTTACGCGTCATTCCGCCAGCTTTTCTACAGCCGAAACGACTTCCTTGCCGATGCGCTTTGCCTTGCTGACGGTGTAGGGCTCAGGGCGATCGACGAGAGCGCCGCCTAGGGTTACGGCGTCAACAGCTACGGAGACCGGAAGCGTGACGGTATCAACCGCGAGGCTGATTAGCTTTCCGAACATTGGCGACCTCAGTTCAGTTGGATAACCGTTAGGTCATGCTGCGTCATGCATGGCGCGATATTCAGCCTTGCCGAGGTCGACCATTGCAGAATTGCTATTAAACGAACCAGTGTTAGTCTCCACACTCGCCATGCCAGAATGGCCCACGGACGACGAATTCCAATAGGGAACGTTCGGCCAGTAACGGCGATACGGCTCAACGTAGCGGTCAATGAAGACAGGGTATGGAGTAGCTGCCCCGTTGATCTCTGAAACGCGAGCCCTGATGCGCTCCCACTGCTCTCTGCTCGGAGTGCCGTCCATGCATTCAGTGAAGCCGTCGAACCATGCCTTGAATTCACTGAGCGTCATATTGTTATCCTGCCTAGTTCAGTTGGACGACCTTCAGGTCATGCTCTCTTGCGTAGAAGAACACGTCGGAGCGGTTCTCTGCGAATATCTCCATCTCTCCGTCGCAGTCCATGAGGGCGAAGCCTTCTATGCCGTCTAGGATGGCTTGGCGGAGATAGCAGTGGGATTCGAGAGGTGAGAATGCGTCTTCGTCGGGCATCTCTAGCTCTGAAATTGGGAGCCGCATTTTTGCTGTCTGATGACGGTTCGCGACAAAAACCGCAGATGCGTCGATTAGGTCCGGCACGTCTCCCGGCGCATTAGGAGAAGGCTAGTCGATAGATGACCCGCCTGATGCGCTTCACGTTGAGAGGCGTGGCGGGTATGTTTCCGTTGAGGCAATTCCTCGAATTGGAAACGGCAGAGGCCATCCTGCCGACCTTGCGAACAAGGATTTGAGAAAGGTCACGCCGAAGCAGAAACTTCGTATCGTGCAATATCGGTAGCATTTCGGTTATGATTTGGCAATGCCCCTGAGTTCTTCAGCGCGCTTAATCCCCTACGAAGCAACAACAATTGCTGTGGGGGCATGTCGCGGAGGTGTTGCAGATCCATAACCGAAACAGAGTTCACTGTCTGGCGCACCTGTGGCCCGTCCACACACTGAAGCAGGATGCCTTGAAGGCGCATCATGAGGTTGCTTGCCGATCGGGCGCGGGCCGCAAGCTCTTCGCTGACTTCCCCGTCATGGCCCTTGATGCTGAAGAGCGATTGCGCGCGTGCTGACGGAAACGGGATGCCGACGAGGCGATGATAGCGCGCGATGGCCAGCGCGTATTCGTTGCCTGCCTCAAGCTGCTCCTCGGTGATCTTGCCATCCAGGCACATGAGGCCGAGCGTGTAGCCAGCCCTTGGGTCGAGCACGGCCTTGTCTGGCGTTGCCTCTGCCCAGCCTTGGGTGCGCTTTCGTGCTGCTACTGCCACGCTCAAGGTCTCCTTCTCGGTCTCTGCCGGCTTGATCTTGCCGCTTGGGTATCGTTCGACATTCTCCTTCCTAGGGCGCCCTGCTCCTTGCGCCGCTCGTCGGTTGCGTAGTTTCTGTGCCTTTGAGGACATGGTTGCAGCCTTTCGCCTCGTTACCGAAATCTTGGATGCGTGATAGCCGCCAAGATCATGTCCATGGCGATCATCTTGTTGATGTGCTGGGATCGGCCGATATCGACGCAGGCCTGTATGTTGCTCGGGATATGGGTGACGCGCACACCTGAGCAGACACCGACATGCTGCCCGCCACGCTGATGGATGCCCGGAATAGGCCAAACCTCAATCTTCAGATCATCGGCAGGAATGTCGTTCACGCTGCTTTGAGCCTCCGATACTCTGGACGAGGCAAAGACCGCTCAAGATGGTTGGTGCAGTAGGATGCTCGGGCTTCTGTCGTCTCAGCGCAGAACATGAATGGTCCGCCAGATGTCAGCGGCCACTTGCATTCGCATGGCTCAAGCTCGAGGAGAGACTTTGCGTGCGGGAGGCGCATGAGGTCGTATTCCGTCGCCGGGATTTGAGGCTCAGCGGGGCCGAAGTCAGGCTCAACCACGCGCTTTTGTTTCGCCTTCGGGATGATCGTGAGGGATTTCCGTGTACCGCGAGGAGACTTGCGCCCGACGCCTCGAGCCGGGAAAAGGGCGCGATTGCGGAAGGCTACACCGAGCAGTCCCGCTTTGGTCGTGCCGAACTTCTCACCGATCTCTCTGGGCTGCATACCGTCTGCCCACATCTTGGCTGCCGCGGCGATTTTCTCGTCCGTCCAGACGAATTCACTCTTCGGCCGCTTAGGGAATAGCTCACGGTACTTCCCGGTGAGCCTGCGGATCGCATGCTTGTTCGTCCCGAGGCGGGCGGCAATACGCTCCTGAGACATGCCCTCGTTCCACAACTGTGCGGCCTTGTAGACATCGACATCGATACGGGCCATGGCGCTGGGCTTGTATTCCCTGCGCTGGATAGGGGCTGCTACGGTAACTTCTGCGGTCCCGGTCTTCTTGTTCGGGAATAGATCGCGGTTGCGATTGGCAAGACCGATGACGACATTGCGGGAGATGCCGAACTGGTCGGCTATCATCCCTGCCGACTGCCCGTCGTTCCACATCTTGGAGGCCTTCTTTATGTCGATATCTGCGCGGGCGTTCATTGATTAGCCTCCTGCTCTGTTCAGGAAATGGTTCTTGGGAAGGACGACATTCATGCTGACGACGTTGGTTTTCTGATGCTGGCGATCGAGGGCGCGCTGTTGGTAGGCCCGTTCGGCCTCGGCCATGTCTTCGTAAAAACCGCGATCCAGCCAGTTCGATAGGAGGAGCCGGCAATCGCCAGCCTTCGCGCCACGGACATACGCCTTAGCCGCGTCAACGATGTCCCGAGGTTCGGCGTTCAGCCACCACACATGGCGGAAGAACCCGTCACGAGCTAAGGCCCTGGCGTCGTATTGCGATTTTACCGATGGCCATATCTTCTCCCAAAGCTCTACAAACTCTGGCGTCTCATCGGCCTTTGTGGCCGGTCGTGCGTGCTTGGGCTTCATCTTTCCCCTGCCATGATTTTGTCAGCGATTGAGTTGGCGGCGTATTGTTCGTCTTGGAATGAGCTTGGCTGCCAGTTACGGGCTATGACGGCGCAGCGGTTGCGCTCGGAGAGGATGGCCTTGGCGATCGGTGCAGACGCCATCGTCACGCATTCATCGCAATCACAGTGCGTACTTCTGTCGAGCACTTGAATTGCGGCCTCGCGAGCTGCCTGCATGATGTCGTCAGGAATGTTCATGCTTCCTCCCATTCGAGATCCACCTTGACCATGCCGCTTTTCTCGACTGGGCCGCGCGGCGCTATCGTGATGTTCCATTTGCTGTCGTCGATGCCGATCGCCTGCGCGATTCCGTCGAATGCTGCTTTGCACGAGGCGAAGGCGTTGTCGGTGTCCCTTGTCCGGCGATCTGGCGGGAAGAACGACACACGAACGCTGATCGTCTCTGCCTCGATCTGGCCAAGGCCAGCCTCAAGCGCGGTGTAGTATGCTGCTCGCTTCGCTGCCTTCTTGGCGCGGGCGAGAGATGCCCAATGCTGCCTAGCGTTCGGGCTGAGGCGCTTGTCTGGCCATGGAAGGAAGATGGAGGCATCCTGCATCACAGACGCTCCTCCTTGCCGTCATATCCAGCGAACGGGACGAGCTTGCGGAGCTTGGCCGTGGGAGCGTGCTTGCGCTCTTTCGGCTCAACGTCCTTCCATGTGACGGGGACGGCGCGTTCTTCTCGGCGCTCGGCATTAATGACGTTGTAGACGCGGCCCTCTGTCCAGCCTGCAGCCTCGCCGCCGAGGTGTGCGGCAATCTGGGCCGTGTCCATGTTGTGGGGAGCGCGGAAGAGGTCGAGGAGCTTCTGTGTCATGCTGCGGCCCTCTGCTCTTGAAGGAGATCAGCGATCGTCCATCCGATCATTTCGGGGATTTGAGGAACGACGGCGTTCCCTATGGCCTTATTGCGGTGTGTCCCGTTGGGAACCCCATGACCTGTTCCGCTGTCTCTGGCACCGGATATCGTTGGCCAAGGACGAGGCTGCACCAGTCTTGCCAGTTGTTGCGCTCTGGTCTTTTCACGCCATTTCTCGGTGAAAGACGCCCGCCCTTGAACGCTGTAGCATTTGGGGTAGGCCACAATCCAAATTCGGTCCCGAAGGTGTCGGAGACCAACGTAGGAAGCTGGAATGCAGTGCCACTCTGCATCATACCCGATCGAGGCCAAGTCTCGGAGAACTCGGTCAAGCCCCCTTCCAAGGAGTGCTGAGACGTTCTCCACGATGACAAAGCGAGGTCCAATCTCGCCAACAAGACGGGCGATTTCGGACCATAGGCCGCTGCGCTTTCCATCAAGTCCCTCGCCGTTTGCCTGCAAGAGAGATGTCCTGGCAGGGGAATCCACCGCAGATGATATCGACGGAAATTCCATCGGCAGAAAGCCGTTCCGCGGAAAGTTCTCGAACATCGTCATATTGGGGAACCTCTGGCCAATGCTTCGTCAGGACTTGTTTGGGAAACGGCTCGATCTCGCAGAATGCGACGGTCTCAAAGTGGCCTGTCGCTTCTAGGCCCAACGAGAACCCGCCTATGCCTGAGAAGAGATCGAGAACCTTGAGCTTCGTCATATCCGCCTCGTTGAATAGAAAAGGCATTCGCGCCTAGTTGCGGTGACCGGAGGTATGGGCCACCGTGGGAACGTCAGGATGCGAGCTTGCCTTCGACGACGGCGCCGTCCGAAAATGCGATCATGGAAGGAGCCCATGCGGCTTTGACGAAGCGTTCTGCCTGCTGTCGGCCCCAACCGCTAACACCAGGAACACCGCCCCAAATGCGGACCCAATCGGGCTCTTTGCGGCGCTTCTGATCCCAGAAATCGCCGTTCTCAGCGAGATATTCGATAAGCTCTTCCTCGGTAGCGAAAGGCGGTGATACTGGAGTTCCCTCGCTCACGGTCTCCCATACCTGAAACCATGTGGCTTCATCGTCAGACCAAGGCCGGTAGTAGTCGCGATCGGGAGGAGAGTTTTCCCATTCCCAGTATTCCAAATTTTTATGCTCATCTGTGCAGTACGAAGGGCGTTCGCCCGATTCCCACTTTAGGAAGTTTTCTTTCCACTTGGCGGCGGCGTCTGCGAAGGTCTCGTCGTACATCGGCTGCAGGCGTTCACGACCATAGGTATCGGCCTTAACTGGGTGTTCCCAATTCGCCGGGACTTTCCGAATCTCTCTTCCCATCACTCGTCGTCCTTCTTCTCATCCAGAATAAAGTCAGCCCAAGCGATCCGATCGCCGGCCACTTTCCGCCAATGCTTCGCCAGAATTGCGCGCATCGATAGCGGCAATCTTTTCATCCAGCGAAGCCAGACGGGCACGTAGTTCTCTTTGTTCACGCAGGTGCTCCTCGATTAGCGCTGCCTTCAGGGCTTCCATTTCCTCGCTGTCGATCCGGCGGGCAGTTCCTTCCCAGATCGAACGGACACGCCGTAGCGTGAATTGCTTGTGTACTCGACGGCTGATGAACTTGTGAGCCTCGTAGAAAGCGCTTTCGACTTTCCCGTACCGCCGTGACGGGAACGCGTCTTTCAAGAGGCCTTGGGCCAAACAAACGTCGCTCATGCCCTTCTTCCTGTTTGGTTTTGCCTTGTCGTTGTTCGACAAGCTTGTGTTCATGTTTCCCAGCACCGTGACGTTCCTCTGTGAGATGTTGCTCTTGTTCAAGGAGAGCCCACAGAAATGTCGAAGCGCGATAAAGTCGGAGATGATCAAAACAAGATCCTGCCAGGGATTAAGTCTCAGTCATCTCCGATGGTCCGCCGCTCGGGCCAACCGGTCATTCTAATTCACAGTCACCGCCAACCAGCTTCCGCCGCCGCCTCTGCTGGTTCAGGTGATGCGATCTCGTCCATTGATGGTCCGCAGTCTGTGGGCGAGATCGCTGTACGCTTGCTGGCAGAATGGTCTCTGCCGAGAATGTCGCTGCTCCCGGCCCGAGGAGAGGGAGAAGGCCGAGAGCAGCACCTGATCACACGCCGGGAGGAGAGGACGGATCAGGATTGAAATTGCGCAGGTCGCCCTCAAGCGCCGCATAGCAGAGCAGATCGAGTTCCTGCTCTTCCTTGCGGCTGCAGCGTCCAGATGTGGCGCAGATCGCCAGAGCTAGGCCGGTGATAGCCACGGCAGGGACGCCGACAGCGAGGAGGATCATGAATGCGTCGTTGCTCATGGTTGGCTCCGAATACGGTTGACGGCCTCGACTAGGACAGACACGAACATGATGGCGAGGAACACGCCGAGCGATGTCCACTTGTAACCGGCTTGGTAAATCGACCCGAAAGCGTAGTAGGCAGTCAGGTCGATGACGTTGAAATCATTCTTGGCAAGAAACCTGATCATTGCCCAATCCTCGCCTTACCGGTGTCGGTCAAAGCGTACCGGAAGCAATTGCCAGCCTGCCGATCGATCTTAATGAGGCCGGTATGCTCCATACGACGTGCCGCCGCTGCCTTGCTGGCTCCGAGCGACGATGCCCAGAAACCCCAGTCATTTGCAGGATGTTTCGCATGAAGCTCTTTCAGCCTCTCGAGTGTGCTTTTCTCAAGCCTCGTCAAAGCAAGGTGGGTCATTGATGACCCTCTGCTTTCGCGATGGCTGCGCTTGCTCTATCCATTTGCCGGGACAGTGCATCGAAGAGTTCATTAGGCTCTGCGTTGTTCATGGCGAACGCGCACACCATATCTTTCAGCGCCTCCAGAAGATCAGGAGCGGCGGCGATCAGGCGGGCGTTGGCCTTATTGACTTCTTCCTTGACGTAGTCTGGCATCTTCGCGACCGGGAATTCCATCCTGCCTGTAGCAGGATAAACGCCGAGGAATCCTTCCAAGGACTGGCCAGCCTTCCAAGGGCCTTTAGTGTGTTCGCTCACTGCCCAACCCTCGCAGTCCGAAGGCTTCCTTCAGCCATTGCAGGGGAAGCTATGAGAAGTGATGAAAGTGCTAGTGCGTATTTCATTTCATGCCCTCTCTTTGGGTGGACGGTGTGCAAATGATCGGGAGGAGGTCATGACTCGACTCCCGCGTTGCGAGCATTCAATCTCGCCAGATCAGGATGATTCTTACTTTGGGGGCTTTGATGAACGACGTAGTTATTCGCAGCGGTAAGACGCTTATTCTGGGCGACGAAAAAGCCGAGATCATTGACAAGTCCGGAGGGGTCAACTTTGTTAACATCCTGACAGAGGTTCGCCATTTGAATGGCGTTGTTTACCTGTCTCTCGGCTCCCTCATTGCTGAGTTTGGCAACGCCCCTGTTGTAGAAGTCTGCGCCAGACTGAGGCTGGATATTGTTACCGCCCAAGGCCTGCGTACGGCTCTTGACAACATGATCAAAGAAGCGACGAAGCCCGTCGATAAATCTCAAGCGAACTGAGGTCATGCTGCGCTACCCGGCTTAGGAAGGAAATCCTGCGCGGCGAGTTCAATCCCGTTCTCCTGTGCCGCCGCGAGGAGCGCCGGAACGTGCTTGAAGGGAATCACCCCACCAGTGCCTCCAAGCTTCTTGTCGCGCGCCCAGTTGGAAACGCGGGTCCGATGAACTCCGGCAATGGCCGCGACCTTGTTGGGGCCGCCTAAACGTTTGATGATTGTGCGTGCTGGTTCCATAGGCATGCATTGTAGCGATTATCGCACCAATTGCAAGAGGGGATGTAGCGATCTTGGAAACAGACTTGTTGCGGCTATATCGCTACAATATTCGCATGGAACAAGAATGGATTACAGCAGTTCTTCAGCATAGCCAGCTTTCGCAGGCGGAACTCGTGCGCCGCCTTCATCAGCGGTATGGCTGGTCTAATGATCGATCGATCATAAATAAGATCAAGACAGGCGTGCGCAGCCTCGATGCTAGAGAAATGCTGGAGATATCCGAATTGACCGGTTTCCCAGTCCCGATAGAGGAGGATGCCCCTCCGCAGATCGTCCAGCTCGTGACATGGGTCAGCGCGGGGAAACTGTCTCGGGATGAGGTTGCCGACGAACAACTAGGGTCAATCCCGGTTTCCGATTTGCCCAAGGGGGATTGGATCGCATTGCGCGTCGAGGGCTCGTCGATGGATCGAATATCGCCCCCGGAAAGTGTCATTTTCGTAAACCGCAGTGACAAGCGGCTGATCAACAACGCATGCTACGTGATCGAGGACATTGAAGGTAACGCCACCTATAAGCGTTACCGGCCGGGGCCGCCCAAGCGCTTTGAGCCGGTGTCTACCGACCCCAATTACGAACCCATTTTCTTTGAGAACGAGCCCAATATCATTGGGCGCGTGCGGCGTTCCGTCATCAATATGTAGATTATTCGAACGGCACTTTTTCGAAATACAGAATGGCCGCCTGGAGCATGGGCGCAACGATCATAACTTCGCGATCACGATTCGCCTGTTGTGCCAGCTTTAGAGCGGCAACAGCGCCGGCACTTGTGGCGGCTGGCGCTGTCCATGCCATCAGCGCCTTCAGCGGTGGCATGTAGGTCATGCCAGCGTATGCATTGGCGCCTGCATCGTCTTCAGGCGCGTTCAAGTTGAATTCGTCAATCCCTGCCTTGTAGGCTTTGATCAAGTCTAGAAGCGGATCTTTCATCGCGGTAACGACCGGCATTAGTTGGAAGTTCACCAAAGAAGAAATCGAAGTTTCCCTTTGCGGCATTTTTATCTTAAACCCCCTTTAATCCCAAGTAGATAAGCACACTCCTCGGGTGCACCTCCACGTTATTTTGTCGGCTGCCGCGGGAATGCGCGAAGGCCATTAGCTGAAAGGTTCGCCTTCTGTAAGCCGCGTCCCCTACCCCATTTGGATGAGGGTCATTAGTGCCCTCATTAAACAACTATTACTATCAATTCCGCTACACGCAAGGTCCCCGTGGGGTATCGGTGCGGCATTTAGGGCGGTAAATTTTTATGTCATCAATGAAATCATGGCTCGCGAAGACCCCCATTTCAAATTGCGGATCCCCGAGGATCTCAGGCGCAAAATTTACGACGCCGCTCTGGAAAACCAACGCTCTATGACAGCTGAGATCAAGAGCAGGCTGGAGTCCACTTTCATTCCGGCTAGTGCTTTTGAAGAGGTTACTGCCCTGCGCGAAATTATCGATCGGGCGACAGCTCTTATCCGCTATTTCGAAGATCGTGATGAATCGAAAGCCTAATCTCATCCGTTATGCCCGTCTCATCTAGACACACTGTGCTTGTATCTTGGGTATAAGGTATCAAAGACGGGGGGTGAGGTTATCACATCCATTCCGTCTTATTCCGTATGCAGTGCTAAAGCCAAACACACATTATCGACCAGGCTAGAGACCCGGATGCTCCCGGGGGTATCTTGAGGGGCCTGCACTCCTGGCTGGTCGGCATTCGCGCCGGAACCTCACCACTTACGTCGTTTATCCACCCTTGCGAGGCGTTCAGGGCCGTCTTAAGCCCGCGTGTCCTGCTTCATGCTGTCCATATGACGGTTAGCCCAAAATTTGCGGCATCCCGGCACGTAAGCCCCGATTTTCGAAGGATCGGCAACCCGTTGGGAGGGTTTTCTGTTGCGGAGACTGCAACGTTATTGTATAACATTTGCGTCTCTTGTGGCGGGTAAAACTCCCCAGTCAAAACCGCCACCGCTTGGCCCTTCGGAGCATGACCGCTTCGGAGGGCTTTCTCATTTTATACGCTATGATTCGTAGCGATGCAATATTGCGTAGCGATCATCGCAACATTTCACATCCACCCCTCTTTACTTCTGTAGCGATATTAGCTACAACAGTTCCATCAGCCGAGACGATTGAGCCTCCTCCGGGAAAGTAGCGAAACGTCGATCGGCATCGAACAGAGGTGAGGCAATGAACGAGAAGCAATACCTAGTTTGGTCGAATGAGCATTCCGCCTGGTGGGGTGAAAACCGCTGCGGCTACTACACGGCCCTTTCTGCTGCCGGTCGCTACACCCGAGACGAAGCGCTGAAGATTTGCGTGGGAGCACGTGGCGGTCGTGAGTTCAACGACAACCCTTCAGAAGTCCCTGTGTTGCTCGAAGACGCCGAAATTTTCTGGCCCGATGAGACGGAACGGATGCGTGCCGACAAGTGGCAGCGCCGCCGTCGTGAATACGAATACGAAGAACGCATTCGCTCGGGAGATTTCTGATGCGCGGCCTCGTAACACGCTGGAATGTCGAGAAATGCAGCCGAAACGGCACGACGTTTTACCTCGATAGAGGCTGCGAATGGACGACCGATCCTGAGATGGCTTGGGAATACGAAGACCGCCAGGACGCAGATCGGGACATGCGCAGCTTCGGAGGTGAAGTCTTCACCTTCCAGCGCCTCATGCGCCGTACGGACGCCGAGAGCTTCACTGGGCACAATGCCGAGGCTCGCCTCGAATACCTTCACGCTGCGGAGTGATTGAGATGAGCGAGCACACTGCTGGACCGTGGAAGTTTACATACACCGACGAGAGCGGAGAGTGCTTCATCATTGCCAAAAACCTCGGCGGGATGGTTGGCGCAGCGCTTCCTTGGCCGACAGAAATTGATGCGAGGGATTTCCGCCGAGTAATCGCAAACGCCCGCCTGATAGCCGCCGCTCCTGAGCTGTTGGAAGCGCTTCGCCAGATGGTCGTCAACGCAGAGGCGGACGGCAAGGAATATCGGGACTGCTACAAGAACGCGGTTGCCGCCATCGCAAAGGCGGAGGGCCGGTCATGACCGACGACGAGCCCGAAGACTTCACCATGCACCACCAGTTACTCCGCCACGCCGAAGAGCACCTAGCGAAAGCCAAGGACGAAGCCGACCGAGCAGGATGGCAGGAGGTTGTGGATCATCTGAACACGAAAGAGGCGAGCTATGCGTGACATGCACACAATCAACGATGTGAATTTCGTCCTGACGCACGCCGGTCAGAAGAAGGCTTACGGCGACAGCATCTACGAATATCACATCTCCAGCGACCGACCGGCTTCCGAAGTCGAGAAGGTTTGCCGCGAAGACATCCGCAATGCCATCCCGCACGCTGAATGGCAGGCAGACTATCGCCAGCCAGGATGCAGCATGGAGAAGGCTTTCCGCCCCTACTACGAGTTCCGACCGCTTGGCGATGGCAAGTATCGCTATGTCGTGACGATGCTCTACACGGATTGAGGCCGGTCATGACCTTCCATTCTGACCTCACCTACGCATCAGACACCATAGCCCGTGTAGCAGCAATCAATGCCAAGCATGAGGCTGAGAGGCAGCGGATGCGGAACGTGCTCAACAACTCACTAGCCATCATGTGGTGCGTGGTCGTCGTCTGGGTCTCGTGGACGCAGCTAGGAGCGCCAGAACAGCACCGGATCAATCTCAACAATCAGGAGGCAAGCATCAATGTCTACCGCCGTTAAGACCATCGAGCATGAACCGGCAAACGACGCCCGTCCAAACTCTGCCTTGACCCCGATGGAGATGGTTGGCCGCGCTCTGGAAATGGGCGTAACCGCCGATATCCTGAAGCAGATGATGGACCTGCGTGACCGCGAGGAAGCGAGAAATGCCAAGCTCGCGTTCACCAAGGCCCTCGCCGCCGCTAAGGCTGAAATCCGTCCGATTATGAAGACGCGGGAAGTTGACTACACCCCGCAAGGCAAGCAGCGCGTCAATTATCGTCACGAAGACCTTGCTGGCATTGAAGAGCAGGTCGTCCCCATCTTGGCGAAGTATGGCCTGCACTACCGCTTTGAAAGTGACAATGGCATCGATCGCCCTTTGACGATCACCTGCGTTCTTGAGCACGATGACGGCTATTCTACGCGTACCCCGCTATCGGCTGGCGCTGATAGCTCTGGCGGTAAGAACAGCCTGCAGGCGATTGCGTCCGCAGCGACATATCTCCAGCGCTATACGCTGAAACTGGCTCTCGGCCTCTCTGTCAGCCACGACGACGACGGCAAAGCGTCAACAGATACCGAAGGCCCCAAGCGGATCAATCAGGAACAGGTCAAGACGATCCTGGCTCTTCTCGAAGAGAGCAATTCCGATATCGAGCAGTTCTGCCGCATGGGGAAGATCGAAGCAATCCCCGATATTGCAGCCGACCAGTTCGAAAACGTCGTCCGTATCCTTCGTGACCGCAAGGCGAAGATGAACCAGAGGGCGGCATCATGATGGAGGTTTTCAGCTGCGATCAAGGCACCGACGAATGGTTTGAGTGTCGCCGAGGCATTCCGACCGCCAGCAAGTTTTCGACAGTCATGGCTAAAGGCGAAGGCAAGACCCGTAGCCAGTACATGCGCGAGCTGGCCGGCGAGATCGTGACCGGCGAGCGAAACGAGCAGTTTTCCAATGTTCACACCGAGCGCGGCAATGCCATGGAAGACGATGCACGCCAGACATACGCCTTCGTCGAGAACGTTGAAACCCATCGTGTCGGCTTCATCAGGAACGGTAACAAGGGAGCAAGCCCTGACAGCCTCATAGGCAACAACGGCGGGCTGGAGATCAAGACCGCAATCCCGCATATCCAGATTGACCGTATCGAGCGCGACCGGCTGCCGCCTGAACACGTTGCCCAAGTTCAGGGCAATCTCTGGATCTCGGAGCGGGAGTGGTGGGACTTCGTTTCCTACTGGCCAAAACTGCCGATGTTCACCATCCGCGTCTACCGCGATGAAGATTACATCAGGCAGATGGCAGGCGAGATCGACCGCTTCAATGACGAGCTTTCGGCGCTGGTCGAGCGCATCCGCAAATACGGCGTGCGAGACGAGAAGCAGCCGACCGAGGCGTTTCACCTCCACCCCCTAATGGCTGGATGAATGACCATGACTGAGAAACTGACACTCAAGTGGGGGACGGTTAAGGGCTGGGAACTCGACGAAGACGGCCCTGCTTTCATCGCCCTCAAGAAATACTTCGACGAAGGCGTTGCCATGAGCGCCATGGCAGAGCGTGACACTGACGCGCAGAAGATTGCCCTTTGCGAAGCCATCGACGCTCTGAACGGCACAATCTTCAATGATTGGGAAGGCCGCGACATGACGAAGGGCGAGGCCAAGAAGTACGTCATGGAGTATGGCCGATGAGCAAGAAATCCTCAGAAACCGCCCCGATTTATGTTGTTCGCTACGGCTCCAACCTCGTTGGCGAAATGGCAGCCGACAGAGAGCGCATAGCCGAAATCAAGGAAGGTGAGCGCGTACGCATCGACGTGCGCACCGGTAGAGTGCCGAGCCGGTTGAGGTTCTGGTGGGCTTTCCTCCATGAGGTCGTGAAAAGCACCGAGTGCTGCCCGACTGCCGAGGCTTTGCACGAGACGGTCAAACTGATGTGCGGATACACAACCCCGGTCATGGTCGGAAAGCTGACTGTGATGATCCCGCGTAGCATAGCGTTCTCCTCGATGACGGAGGAGGAGTTCTCGAAATTCTTGGCCGACGGTCTCCGGTTCATTGCCGAGACGTATGGCGTGACCCCTGAAATGACGGAGGCAGCATGACCGATCGTCCTATCCTATTCTCCGCTCCGATGGTCCGCGCGCTCCTCGATGGACGTAAGACGCAGACGCGGCGAACCCTCAAATTTCAGCCGGGGGAACTCGACAAGCCGTTCATGATGGCTGATGGCTCGTGGCATGTCGCAGACAGCCAAGGTGGGCACATGTCGCCGTTGCCTATCCGCATCAAGGTAGGTGATCGTCTATGGTGCAAGGAAACGTGGAAACCGCATTCGATTTATGCGGATCGCAAGCCAAGCGAGATACCAGAGAGCAAGATCTTCTACCGCGCAGACGACGCCTATGCACCTAGCAACACCAAATGGTGGCCGTCTCTGTTCATGCTGCGTTGGGCATCTCGGCTAACGCTTTTCGTGACTGACGTTCGCATAGAGCGGCTGCAAGACATCAGCGAAGCAGACGCCATAGCCGAGGGATGCAAGCAGTATTCAAGCGCGACTAAGCTTTCACGGCCGTTCCATGCCGAATGGAAGGGAATTTATCGCGAGGGCTATGCGGAACTCTGGAACGAGATCAACGGCGCCGGCGCGTGGGAATCGAATCCTTGGGTGGTCGCCTACACGTTCACCGTCCATCACGGCAACATCGATGCGATGTCGAAGGAGGAAGCATGAGCAACGCAATGCAAGACCACCTCCGGCGCTTTCCTAAATGCCGCCCCTCCACCCTCGCCTATCTCGAAAAGAGAGCGGAAACCACAGCCCAGCTTCGCCGTGAGATATCCGACATGAACTCCCGCCCAAGAAGCGAGGGAGCTGTGAGGCGCATGATGCGAGGGATTGCGGCGCTGGTCGCGAGGACGATGCCATGAAGCGGCAAGAGTTCTCCGACAAGGTACGCGCTCAAGCCTTCCTCCGCTGCGGCGGCAAGTGCGAAAGCTGCTCCGCCAAGCTGAAGGCCGGTGAAGGCGAGTACGATCATATCATCGCCTTCTACCTAACCCAGGATTCATCGCTCTCGAATTGCCAGGTCCTTTGCGTGCCGTGCCATAGAGGCGTCGGCGCCAAGACGGCTGACGATCAGCGCATCATTGCCAAGGTCAAGCGCGTGTGGGCCAAGCACAATGGGACGGCGAAGAAATCCGGCGCGTTCCAAGGGCGTTTCAAGCGCAAAATCAACGGTGACGTGATCGACACCAGAACCGGAGAGGTAGTCCGATGACAGCCATGAAGCGCGAGGAAGAACTGACGGTGAGCGAACAACTGGCCGAGGCGCTGGATCATATCAAGCGCCTGATCGTCGCGCTCAAACCGTTCTCCGATTTTGCCATCAACGTTGAATTTGACGGCGACCTCAACACCAACGCTTGGAAGTCGCGTATCCACCGCGAATCCATCTCCACATGGTTTGGCCCGTCCGACTTTGCTTATGCCGCCTTTGCCGTAGGCGACACGAGCGACCGCCTTTCCGCAATCTCCGCCTCTCCAAAGCCAGAGGCAGAGCCGATTGGGCAGGTACGCCAGCTAACAGACGGATACGGCACGCGGCCTATTTGGTTTGGGGAAACCCCGCCTGATGGAACCATGCTCTACGCCCATCCTCCAAATCCAGAGCCGGTGGGTTGGGAGACTGACGCCGAATGGGAGCTTGAAATGCGATGTGCCAACATCACCGAGAACACCCCATTCGATGAAGTCAGCAAGCTGATCAACGACCTATGGCAGCAATACTGCCTCGCAGCCGAGCCAAAAGGCGTTGCCCACCAAGTTCACCACTCAAAGCCGGTTGTCTCCCAAAACACGCAGATCGTGGAAGACAACGCGTTTCGAGCACTTGTTGAACGAGCCCAAGCGATAATATCAACATCAATATACCCTAGTTGGCACGAAGCAGCCCGCGCCGCCCTCACCGCAAAGCAGACAGATGGGAGGGAGGAGGAATGACCCGAGCCGCACTCGTCAAATCCGCAGACCTACGCCGCTTGGCTGAAGTGGCAAAGAAGACCGGGATGCGAATCGAGATAGAAGTCGGGGGTGCCATCGTGCGAGTTTCCCCCGATATCCCCGAAATTAACAAGCCGGAGCGGGTTGACTTGCAGCCGGAAGACTTCACGTCTTTAGCCGAATGGCAAGCGTGGAGAGATCAGGAACGTGCTCGTGAAGCTCAAAGGCGTTCATAAGGTCAAGCGCAAGCTGGCTAACGGCGAAATCAACTGGCACTACTACGCGTGGCGTGGTGGCCCGAAGATGAAAGCCGCGCCAGGAACAGAGGAGTTTGCCGCCGAGCTGCTCCGCCACAAGGCGGAGAGCGCCCCGGTTGAGGTAAACACCCTCGACAGCCTGATAGACGCGTTCGTCAAGAGCCCCGCCTTTGCGGCACTGGCAGAGAAGACGCAGGACGCGCACAAATTCTCCCATAAGGAAATCCGCAAGGAATGGCCGAAATTGCCGCTGAAGCTCACCCAGCAGCGCGGCATGAAGGCAATGATTCGAAAGTGGCATCAGACCTTCGCCGCCAATCCTCGCACCGCAGATCAGATGCTATTCTCTCTCTCGCGCGTCTTCACGTTCGGGATCGACGAGGAGCTTATCGAGAAAAACCCATGCTCCGGCATCAGCCGTCTCTATACCGGCTCGCGCAAGGAAAGTGTTTGGACGCCTCAACTTATCGCCCTCTTCCGCTCTAAAGCCAAAGGGCCAATGCTCCTAGCCTTCGAAATGGCCATCCATACTGGCCAGCGCCAAGGCGACCTTCTGATGCTGACGTGGAAGCAATACGACGGCACGCACCTATCGTTCGAGCAAGGGAAGACGAAGAAGCGGGTTCGGGTGAAGGTCCACAGCAAGCTCAAGGCCATGCTGGACGCACTTCCTAAGGATACGATGCGCATCCTCAACAATTCGCGCGGCAGACCGTGGACAAAGGACGGGTTCAAGACTTCGTGGGGGAAAGAGTGCGCTCGGCTTGAGATCGAGGGGGTGACGTTCCACGATTTGCGGGGAACCTTTATCACCGATCGGCGCCGGGAAGGATCGACCACAGAACAGATTGCGTCGATCACGGGACACTCGATTGCAGAGGTCGGGCGCGTGCTTGAGAAGCACTATCTGGCGACGGACCAGGAGACCAGCGATGCGGTCATTCTGCGGATGGAAAAGAACACTTAGAGAATGGATTGTGTAAACGGCTTCGAAAAAGCTGTAAACGGGGTCAAAATGGCGTATAATCTTCGCGCTAAGTTATTGATTTTATGGCGACCCCTGCAGGAATCGAACCTGCGACAACCTGCTTAGAAGGCGGAAAGCCAATCCAGCGTTCTCAGGCGTTGTAGCGAAACGGTTTACAATTACCGCCCCGAAATTCATTGAAGAAACTCTGCCTGATGTAAACGGAAAAGGGACTTTAGGCATGTCATATGTAGAGCAAAGACTGGCCGAGATTCGGAGCCAATCTACCGCGGAAGATCGTGAAAAGGAAACTCTGGCAGCCCTTAAGGAAGTCCACAAGAAGCCAAGCAAGGACGATCTTGAATGGGAGTCGATGCAGCGCGCTCCGGTCGGCTATGTGTATTTCATCCGCTCGGGTAATCTTGTGAAGATCGGCTTCAGCGCCGACGTTGCGAGCCGCCTCACTAACATTCGTGTAGGATGCGCGATGGGGGCTAGGCTTGTCGCCGCTATACCTGGCACAGAAGACACGGAGACCTATTTCCACAAGCTGTTTGAAGGCAACAAAGAGCATGGAGAGTGGTTTAGGATTGAGGGGCTGCTAGCGGATGTGTTGAAGAGACTGCCGACGACCGTAACGCTACCCGAGCGAAAGCTCAAAAGGAAAGCATCAGAGATCAGTCTATGACCGACATCCGCCAAGCCATCCTAGACGCCGCCAACAGCAAGGCAGAGCGAGGAACGCCGATCAGCCTTCTGGAGATCGGCCCGCTGCTCTTGAAGGATGACCTGTATACGCAGGACGAGATCGTGAACGCGCTCTATGCAATGCATGCTGAGAAGGTGATAGAAATGCTTGAGGGGAACAGGATGAGGGTGTTGTGATGAGAGACGACGTGCAGCTTAGGTTTTATCTCGCAAGCAAACTGCATCGGATGCACTACGGCCAAGTTGATAAGCTAAAGGGGCACAACGTGGAGAGCGCATGGCCTCCTACCGGCGACTATGACAAAAGTGACTTAGGATTTTTCCGAGCAATGTCGCTAGCTGCTGGCGGCAATCGTCCAGAGGAATCGCTAACGACGATGGAGCGCATTGAACGCGATCTGGACGACAGCTTTCATGTGGAGAAGAATTGGGACGGGGATTATGTCTTCAGGCGACGGTTGGCCGATTGCCCTCGCTGCCGTGGGGCAGGATCGTACAAGCGAATTCCAGCGGCGGCATATTCTTTGACAGCCCCAGTTGGGGCCATCCCCATGGACGAAGTTGTAACTATTGAGGTCGTGAAGTGCGATCACGCACCGGATGAGTAGGTCAGGTGTTTGCGTCTAGCGACCGCTGCCCGCGCTTGGCCTTGGGCCGCTTCTCGCCCCTCACCTGTATGTACTCTTCCTTGACCATAAGCATCTCAGCGGCAATTGCAGCAGCGACGAAAGCTGCCCTCGCCTGCTCCGGATCACGATGCCCTTCCATCGCCTCCAGGCACATGGTCTGCGCTCGCACCCATTCCTTGCCCCTGTTTTCTTCCGGCCAGCGATATAGCAGGCTGTAGGCCAGATCCGACAGCGTTGCATGTCGGCGCATGGTTATGCCCTTGCGCTTCTCGACGCAGACAATGCAGTCTCTAATGCTGATGTGCTCACCTACGTATTCAGTCATGCCCGTCACCTCTGGCCGAATCAGGTGAGGGTTGGAGCCAGAGAGTCAAGGTGCGCTTATGAGATTCTTCTAATTTGTTCGGTAGGTGACAGAGAGCTAGCTCTTGCTAGCCCACGCGAAGAGCGCCGCGCCGAACTTTGTGGCAATGAAGGTCAGCGCCGAGGCGCCTATCCCAACGATGGCTAAGGCTCCAATGCCGCGCTGCCGCCATATCTTCACCTCATCGACCGTCGGCTTTATCTCGGCCACATCCTCTTGGACGGCTGAGACATTGCCTTCGACCTTGCCGACACGTTCGGCAATCTCGTCCATGCGCCGATGCATCGAAGCACGGCTAACATCCGATTTTTCTTCCGATCGTCGGACCCCTTCAAGGATCATATCGACTTTCGCCGTTAGCATACCTAGCTCGCGATGCATCATTCCGTCTTCCGTTGGCGTCAATTCCCCGTGCCCCTATGCTATGCAATGCTGCCTGTTAAACACTCTGGAAAGATTGACGGGCTATTTTGATGCCAGCCGCTCTAGATCCGTTGAATCTTGGGTTGGTCAGGTCGGCGCAAGTGGTGGAACACGAGCGTCGGCCGCTTACTTGCTTCGCCACTTGGCGAGGATCTGCTCCCCGGCCTTGCCGATGAACATGGAGCCTACAATCGCCCCCATCCACTGGTCGAGCGGAGGCGGTAGAGCGGCAACCGTCCATTCCTGCGGGTAAGCGCAGCCACGGCACCAAAGCACGCTGTAGACGCACACAGCGCCAAACCAGAAGCCAGCCGGGACGAGGAAGAGAACCGGGAACCACCAGCCGCGCCCGGTTAGCACTTGCGCCTGTGCGTTGACGTAGCTTTGCACGGCCTCCGTCTTGATCCGCTCTCGCTCGGTCGTGGCGTCGGTGTTCTTGTCGATCGTGTCGAGGATTCGGCCCAGCGGCCCCTTGAAGAAGCCGAGGATGAGCGACCAGATCATCTCTTCCAGCCCATCTTATGTGCTACGGTGTAGGCGAGCTCTGTCAGCACACCAATGCCGAGGCCGACGAGCATCAACACGTCTGGGTCGGATGCCAGCGTGTCGCCGGTTCCCGCGTCAAGGTAGCCCTTGGCGATGAGAGCGCCTGCGAGATATCTCAGGGCAATTCTTGCGATAACAGCGGTCATGCTTCTTTCCTCGTGAAAACGGCAGCGATTGCCTTGAGAAGAGCGGAGAGCCAGTTCCCATCCGCGACGGGCTGCGGCTCGATGGTGGCGATAGGCTTTGGAACGGGTGCGGGCTTGGGAGCTTCGTCGACCGTCGTCGAGAGGAACTGTGCCCGCTCGTCCTTGCGGCGGGTCGTGAGGCCGTTGATAGCGACCTTCTTCCCGTTGATCGTGCCCTTGTTCCAGACGAGGAACTGGTCAGCCGCGCCGGCGTAGTCCTTCGCATTAAGCTTCTTGAGCAACGTGGACTTGCCGAACGCCCCTGCGCCGATATTGAAAGTGAGAGACACCAAGGCATCGAACTGGTTCTGGTTGAGGGGAACTTTCACAAGCTTGGCGATGTCGGCTTCAACCCCGGCAAGATCGCGCGTAAGGATCTCATCTGACTGAGCAGCGGTGATCTTCATCCCTGGCTTCACCTCTGGGGCGCCGGCGGCGGAAGTGTGCCCCACTCCTATGGTCAATTCCCCGACGGAATCTCTGTAAGCAGTCAATACGTTCCCCTCTCTTGCCGCGATTACAGACCTACCCTTAGAGCTTGTTCTCATGGGGATTTCTCCAAATGTTTATTGATATCCAACTGTATCCTGATAAGATTCTGGGATGGCAAAGAACCCAAGACTTATCGACTTGCACGGCCAGCGGTTTGGCCTATGGACCGTTTTGAGTCAGAGCGGCAACGCACCACGAGGCGCGGCTCTCTGGCTTTGCAAATGTGAATGCGGCACGGAACGCCCTGTCATCGGCGCCGATCTCAGGGGTGGGAAGTCCACTAATTGCGGCTGCGTCGGTGTTTCCAGAATTGGGGCGCTGAGAAGGACCCACGCATCTAGCGGAACTCGGCTTCACCGTATCTGGGTAAACATGCGAAAACGGTGCTTAAACAGAAACGATCCTAGCTTCGGCAACTACGGAGGTCGGGGCATTGCCATATGCCAAGAGTGGGGCCAGTTCTCCGCGTTCCACGATTGGGCTATAAATTGCGGCTACAACGAAAGCCTTTCCATCGAACGTCTAGATGTAAATGGCAACTACGAGCCGACAAACTGCATCTGGGCCACAGCTCAAGCTCAGAGTGAGAACCGGAGATTTGTGGCTAAAGCTCCGAATGGCCGCCTATGGGTCCACATTGCACGAGAGAATGGAGTCTCGAACGCCGCGTACCGGTCACGCCTTACCGATGGGTGGGACCACCATCAGGCGGCTACTTGGCCGATGGGCAAGAAACGCCGCGAACGACCTAGAAACGCAAAAGGGCAGTACGCCTAAGCAATCAGCCCTTCGGTGCTCGTCTTCATTGAAAGCTCCAGATTGTTTGGACGACCGCACCTGCCATGGATCACCTACTTAGCGATGTCGGGTGGAGGTCGTTGCACGCTGCCGCCGTATGCTATACGGGAAACGGCGGTGAATGGATTCGGGATCTGGTTATGAGCAACGGAAATGTCTTGGCGGAACTTGGCCCGCTCTACCACACCTATGACTGGTTCGGCGTTTCAAATGAACAGTACCCTGGGATCTTCGAGAAGAACCAGAAGTCCAAGCAGGCCATCATCGGCGGGTATATTCTGCAAGCCATCGCCAAGTGTAAGCAGACCATCGATACAAATGTCACGTTTGCCGAATTGTTCTGCGCAGATGGCTACTACGCGATGCTCGCGCGGCACTTTGGCGCCGATGAGAGCGTAGGCATTGACAATGATCGCGACGGGCAGTTCGCACCAGCCGAGCGGATTGCAGAAAGGCTTGGCATAGATCGTTGCCGGTTCATAAAGGCAGACGTAAACGACGCTGATAAGCTAGGCCAGTTTGATATTGTTGCCAATGTTGGCGGTCTCTACCACGTGTCAAACCCAGAAGAGATCCTTCAAAAGTCATACGACATGGCGAGGAAATTCCTGATCGTTCAGAACGTCGTTTCCCTCGCAAACAACGATAAGAATTACTTTGAAGCCCCGGCGCCAGGTTGGAACTGGGGGAGCCGCTACAACGCGCGGTCATTCTATCGAATGCTCGCTTCGAAGGGGTGGAACATCGTTGACTATCACTTCAACCAGCTTGAAGGGAATGATCGGCCAGAAGACCGTGGGAGCATCTATTACCTAATCAGCAAAGAGCGGCCTACAGGCCTCAACGCTCTCACCCCCGTTCTGCGCAAGATCAAGTCCGCAATCGCGTAGCCTTAGAACCGGCTATTCTGGGTGGAGAAGCTCGGACGCTCGACCCGCGCTGAGTACGGCAGTCAGGAACGTTTGCAGAATTCCGAAGAACTCACTGTCTGAACGGACTTCCGTGGCGGAGTTCCAGATGCCGCGAAGACGCGCTGACTGAGATGACATGGCCGTTTCGACGGCCTCTGCCTCCGCATCCGTTAGCCTCGTCCACAATAGCATCTTCGGGAGCACGAATGGCCTGCTTGCCTCTTGCTCCGCAGCCTCTGCTCCAAGAGCTTCCCGAATGGCAATTTCGTCTGGCGTCTCTTCGCGCTCGATGGTTTCGCCGGTTCCGGCATCATAAATAACCACGGTGCCCATCAGCCCCTCCAACCTTCTACCGAGAATTGACCTGTCATTGTTCCCGACACAGACGGGAGAAGTCGCAATGCGTTCATGGCGTTTGAGAGGTTAATGGCATTGCCCCAGACAGATTTCGACACGCTGCCCGCTGACCTTTGCTTTGTATCGACATTAATCCCCTTGTCACCGCTGGCGACATTGAAGTTCTCGAATTGAGCGAAGAAATGGATCGTGGTCCCCGCGTCAATTGTATTTGAGAAATTTCCGAATGCTGCTGCCGCAGACGCAGCCCCAACCGATGTTGCCGTACCGGATATGTATTGCAGCGAATAGTCGGAAGCACCAGAATAGAACGAAGATCCGTTGTCGGAACTGACTCTGTACGCCAGGGCGTTCGAAGCTGAGAGGGTGATCGCTCCATGCACCCTAAGTTTTCGGAATGGAGCAAGCCCGATAACGTCAGCCGAAGACGCAGCGCTTACGCTCACATTAGCAACAAATTCCCAAGGGTTCGGTTTGAACACCGTGAAGAAGTTCGAACCGTCGCAGATGATCTTTGCTGTGGTCCCATTCGGGACAACAAGCGTGGTGCTGCCGTTGATCGTCTCTGACCCGTTAGGGTCGATCGTGACCGCCGCTCCGTTGGCGACAATGGTGTAATGCCAGTTGGCGCCCAAGGTGGCTGCTGCTGTGAGGCTGACGGTAGCCGTCGCGGTATAGTAATGGATCGCGTTGTTGTCATTGGCTACGGCTGTGTAGTTTCCACTCTTCGTGGCGTAGACAGCCTTCCCGTCAACGCCAGATCGAAGCTGGGCCATAGACGTGCGGAAGGCATCGTCGAAGTTGGAAACGGCATTCGTGCCGAGGATTCCAATACCGCCGATATCGCTATTGTTCGAGGCTGTAGTATCCCAATCAAGAAAAGCGTTCTTTGCCATCTAGTAAAGCCCCTTGCCACCCGACGCCATCGCTCGGGAAAATTGACTGGATTGGTTTTGAACAGAGCGTCCATAATCGGTTAGCGAACCGTCCCCGCGAGATTGAGACTTCGGCGCGTCTGGGAAGTAAGAGGGGCTGCTAGTCCCCAGAATCCCACCAGGACGCGTCACGACGTTGCCGAGAAGACCGCCACCCAGCGCGCCGACTGGGCCGAGCGTGAGACCGCCGAGGACAGCCCCGAGGATGCTTCCTGCCGCCTGCTTGGCCTTGCTGCCGAACTGAGACGGAGCCGCGTTGTATGGTTGCTGGTCGAGATATGCCCGCTGTGCGGCTACTGCTTTTTGCTCTTGAGGCGACAGGAGGCCACCGGAGAGCCCCGGCTGTGCGTCGAAGGCTGGAGGCTGGACGGCTGCCGTCTTGATAGATGCAGGCTCTGCGTAGGCGCTCGTTACCGTGGGGTCCACGTAATCAGGCTGTTGCATCGCGGCGTAAGCAGGATTGTCGAGCGACGGGAGAATGCCGGCGTCAAGCTGCTGGTCAAGCAGACCACGACGGAGCGCGTTCTTGCCTGCCGCCGCTGTCGCAGTCGGGCCAAAGCGAGCCTCGTCGAAGGGTGTCGTCGCGAACCTGTTGTAGCTCAGTTCGGGGACGGTCTGCATGGTGGGCTGCTGGACACGCATGTCTACGTCCTTCAATGGCGCGCGTTGGACGGAAGTGAGGGGGGAGCTATAGGAGGCGTATTCGGCAGGGCTGACGGGCTCGGAGGCGCTTAGAATGCCTCTCAGGTCCGGTGCAGGCGTCGGCGTCGGGATATCTCTCGGAGGCGTGGCATCAAAACCGACTTCCATGCCATAACGGCGGTCGATGGAACGGATCTTGGAGCCGTAATTGCGGTCGGTCGCATAGCCACCGGGGCGACCGTAGTTCAGGCCCTCTACGGCATCATCGAGCGTAGGAGCCGTGAGAGCTCCACCCCACTTGCGCCCGAGGGTCGTTTGCCAGTCCCTGAAGCTGTCGGCGGGGTCTTCGTATGACCGGAAAGCCGCACGTTCCCTCACCGGCCCATTGCCGTAGTCTTCCCACGTGTTGGCCGTGACAGACGGGCCATTCCACGAGCTGCCGGCCTTGATGCCAAAATAGTTGTTGCCAACGGAGTTCTGGCCGAAGTTCGTCTCAAGAGCGGCTTGGGATGCAGCAAGGCGCGCTTGCGCATCGGGGAGCCCTGCCGCCCTGGCTTGACCATAGGCGCGGCTATAGAACTCACGCTGGCGAGATGCCATGTGGACCTCACTTGGATGTTGGGAAAATTTCAGCTATTTTGCGCGTGTGGCGGCACCACACGAGGATTTCAACTTTGAACGAGACGCCTAAGCCGGACGTAATCGCTGTAATCAGCTACTTCATCGCCGCGGCAGTGCTCATCCCTATCGGATGGTGGATGAAGGCCCATTGGGTTCCAGAGCTAGCCGCCTGGAGCCGTGGCTGGTTTCACTGAGCCCCGATTGCCAGAGCTGCACCGCGTACCGGAGCGCCTAACTTGTTGCTCAAGCTGTCGAGAGCCCGCATGTATGCCGGGTTCTTCGATGCCTGCTGAACGGCTAGGCGAATGTTCGCGGGGTTGTCGCTGGTGAGGAGCTTGGCGACGTTCTCCATGACCTTCGCGTCGGCACGTTCTCCGAGATAGCGTGCCCCCTTCAGAGCCAGTGCACCAGAGAGAGCGCCTTTCCAATCGCCACCCGTGAGCGCATACCCTCCACCCGCGCCGATACCAAGTTCGACAAGCTGCCGTGCGGTCGTGGAATTGCCCATTGCCCCCCGGAGTCGGTCTGCGAGGTCTTCCACCCTCACATAAGCCTCAATCTCCCGAGCCCGTTGCGGGCCAAGAGCGAGCTCGATGGACTCGCGGGAAGATTGGTTCTTGAACACCGAGTTGATGACGTTCGTTCGGTCGCCAACCGACTTGATGCGGTCGATAAGCTCGGAGGCGTAGCCTGTTGCGAATGCTTCCCGTTCTGGGGCCGTGAACTTGGCAAATGCCTTCTTGGCTTCAGGAATGCCGCGTGGCGTCGTAGCGAACTTCCTACCCGCCTCTAATGCGTCCTCTGCACCGAAGAAGGCAGAAGCCCCGGCGCGGGCCGTCTGATAGGCCGGAACAACGTTATCGAGATCGGAGACGAGCGCATTTTTCAGACCGGTCAGGTCTGACGTCAGCGTGTTGTTGCCGGCTCGCTTCGCAACGCTGATTTGCTCATCGAGGTTGATCTTGACCTGGTTCCAGAACTCGAGGTTCGGAGATACTGTCGTCCCATCAGCAGCGCGCCTGAGCACATAGGCGCCTTGGCTATTCTTCGCGAACGGATTGCCAATCTCCTTGAACCCCTGCACAGCGCCACGGTCAGCACTCCGAGCCGGGACAGAATCAATGGCCTGGCGGAAGGAAGGGGACTGCATCAGTTGCTGGATGCGAGGGGTGAAGACCTGCTGCGCAGCTGGATTGCTGAACGCTGCCTTGTAGGCCGGCCGATTCACCGCCTGAGCAGTTCGCTTCAACTGTTCCTGTAGCGCCAGGTCGTCAACATTCCCGTTCGTCACTCTCTTCAGGAAGTCAACCGCGCGCTGTCCCTGCCCGCCGAAACGGTCGCTGGCTACCTTCTCGATGCCTGCGCGAGCCTCTGGCGACTGGTTTGCCGCCGATCGAGCCAAAGCGCGCGTGACTTCCCCGCCCCTGTCAGCATTGACAAGAGGGATGTTGGCCGCGCGTGCCGTTGCCTCATCTGCCGCCGTCAGGACACCAGCCGGATTTGCAGCAGCGTCTCGCGACACAGCAACGCCCACCCTACGAAGGGATTCCTTCTCTGGGTTGGTGACTGCTGAGATCATTGGAGCCGCGCGGCCTGCAACGCCGCGAATGCCAGCCTCTACGCCAGCGCCAACCACCGGGATTGCCATCCCGATACCGCCACCGATCAAGCCGCTCCATCCTGCATCATGAAGATCACCGCCGCGAGCTGCAGTATCGGCCGCAGAAATAGCACCACTCGATAGGCCAGAGGCGACCAGCCGGCCACCTAGAGAACGCCCGGTAATTCCAAGAGCACGAGCTCCAACGCCCGTCGCGCCGAGAGGAATCATGCTCCCGACCGCACCAGCAACCTGCCCCGCCGTGTTGACGCCAGGATGAGCCCGCTGTGCCTCGTCGGTGAGCGCCTGAGCCTGTTTCAGGTTCGTGTCGTAGCTCTCGCCGTCGATCAGTGATGAAATGCCAGCGGAAAGCTTTTGCAGCCCGCTTTTGGCATATGGGCCAATGACCGGAACGCCTTCAAGCGCGCCCATCATGCCAGTGCCAACCGCGCCGTTGGCGCCTTCGGCATCCATTGCGGCTAGGCCTTCCTCATAGGTGAGGTGACGGCTGCTCGGTTTTGGCTTCTGCTGCTCTGGTTGCTTCTCGCCACGCATGCGGATGATCTCAGCCGCCAGAGCCTTCGCTGCTTCCACATCCCCGGCCTTGTCGGCATTAACGAGGGCTGTGGAAAGCTGCTGCATACGGTCCATCTGCGGAGCCTCCTGCGGCTTTGCGTACATCTGCTCTTGCTGGTTGTGGAGTGTCTGAGCGTAGATGTCGGCGTCATTAGGATTGTCGAACATGCCGAGATGCTGGCCGGTTCGATGGTACAGATCGATCGCCTGATTCTCGTCGAGCAATTGCCCATCTGGAGAAACAGTAGGAACAAGGATCTCTCTGCCATCCTCATTGAACGACATGGAGCGAACGGTGCTTATGGTGCCATCTGGGTTCTTGACGACTGGACGCCTAGAGAGGTCAATATTGCCCTGAACTAGCAGCCCCCTTGCGTTCGGCTGTGCCGAGAGCATCGCCATTACTGACCGCCGTATTTCTTGAGGAGATCATCGACATTGCCGCCAGCTGGAGCCGCCGCAGGAGCCTGTCCGCCGCCTTGCTGGAGGCGAGCCTGAGCACGAGCCATGCCCTGACGGACAATCTTTTCGTAGTCATCCAGCGCCGCGTTGAACTCTTCTTCAGAAGTCGCCGTATTCATGCGGTTGACAGCTGCCGTAGCTGCGCCGCCTTCTGCATTCGATAGCGAGCCGAGGCCACGCATCTGCTGAATGGCGGTCAGGAAAGCACCACTCTTGGCCTGTTCCACCTTGTTCTGGAAGTCGTAACCGCCAGTGCCAGGGATCATGTTGCCTAGAGAAGAGAAGCCCGTCCCACGGCTCTTGTAGGGGTCGCTGCGGAGTGCCGCGATGGTATCGAGGGCGTTCTGTCCTGCCTGGAAGTCTCCGGGAGCTGCCGCGATCTGCTTGCCTTCGTTCTCCCCGATGGCCTTTGCACGTTCAGCTCCCGCCAAATCCTTCGGAATGCGCCCGACAGGCTGACGGGTGATCGGATCGAGGATTACCCATTCAGTACCGGCGTCAAGCTTGATTGGCTCCTTGGACAGGGACACACCTGGAGGAAGCGCGGTCTGATGCGACGTTCCGCCCTTGGAAAGCTGCAGAATGACAGGGTTGCCCTGTGCATCGACGCCATATTGCGGATTGAGCCCATATTCCTCATCGCCTCCCATGCCGGCAGGCGGAGAAATCCATTGCCCGCTGTCCACGTTGTAGAGGTTCTTGCCCACAGTCAGGAAGTTGTTCTTTGGCTTCTGCGACTCAAGCTTCTGCCGGTAGTACTCCTTATAGGCATCGCCAGGGCCAAGGGCTCCGCTCTCGACGGCCTGCGCTAGATCCGGGTTGTTCTGCTTCAAGAACTGAAGCGTGCGGTTATAGGAGCGCCCTGCCTGCCGCTCGTTGGCGAAGTTGCTCGCAGCCTGTCCGACCTGATCCTGTGCGGTCTTGCCGCTGAGAAGGCCAAGACCGACGCCGAGGAGCGTATTGGAGTTGTTGAACGGCGTGTCGTTGCCCGCGAACCACGAAGGGAGCGTCTGATTGCCGAGAGTGGGGAAAATCGCCATTGTCTACCCTCAGAAAAACGAGCCGAGGAGGCCGGCACCTGTCGCGCCGTACCCCAATGCGGTAAGGAATGGATTCTGCCCTGGCTGGCTCTGCGTGGACGTGCCGCCCAACTGACCCGCGCCCGAGGCAATGGCATTGAGTCTTGCCAGATTCTCCCAAGGCTTGTTCTGCTGATCGTTGAAGATGCGGAGCCGGTCATTAAGACCTTGAGCGGCGTAATCCTCGTTTGCCTGCCCTACCTTCATCTTGTCGAGCAACGGCGCATTGAGGCCGGTATAGGCCGCGCCAAGGTTGCCGAATGCGGTCTGACCCATATTGAACAGGTTGGAGTTCGCCGCGTCCTTGCGGGAGTTGAAATTGTTTAGGTCAGAATAGAGCAGATTGTTCGTGTTCTTGCTCACCGCATCCGCAATCGCAGAATTGCCGAGACCAGAACCGTATCGGCCGGCTGCCGAGTTGGCCAATCCAACGTTGGTGTTCGCGTCCTGGTTTGTCTGGTCGATGATCTTCTGAAGCTCTGGAGACACGGACCAGTTCGCGTTGGCGATGTTCTGCGTGTTCTTCAGCGCCTCCGATTGCGCAGGATTGTAGCCGCCGCTGTTGATGACCGACTGATACTGACCAGACGTT